ATAGTGTAGCACCATTACCATTATTTAATTTGTATATTGGTTTGTATCCTGCTTTTAGTCGCATTAATATTTGCGCACGTTCTTTTGCTTCTTGCTCGTATGCGTGAGCGTTACACGGTTGTTTCATATCTTTCTTTTGCTATTTATATCTACTAATTGATTTAATCTAAACAAAAATAATTCGTGGTGTTCTGTACCTTCAAATCTATGAAAAAGTAATTTAATATTTTGTATTGTTTCGTGTTCATCTCTTAGTAATTGTTTCTTTAGTCTTTCATTCTCTATTTGTAAATCTATTAATTCGCCTTGTAAGCGATTAACTTGTTTGCGAAGTAAATCTATATCAGTTGAATCTATTTCTTTGTCAAACATCTTTAAAATGCGTTCTTTGTACTTGTTTAGTGTTGGGTTGTATCTTACAAGCATATCCCATTGATTCAATCCATAGATAACTGTAGCGTGATTCTTTTTAACTGAATTACCTATTTGTTTTAAAGTTGTTTTAGGTGCTATTTCTTTTATTAGTGTGTAGTATAAACTACGTGCTTCTACTTGCTCACGTGTACGTGTAGTATCATCTACGTTTATGTTTGTTTGTTGCAATACTAATTCTTTTATTTTTTCGTTAATTTCCATTTTAATTTTTTTGTTTTTATTGGTTCTTTTCTTGCTAAATCAAATAATATATGAAATCTAATTACTTCTACTGCTAAATGCACACCCTGACATACTTCAAATAGTTCTAAATTTTCGTAATGTTTTATAACCTCACGTAGTTCTTCTAAACTCATTCCCTGTTCGTATTCGTACAAAGCAAGGTTGTAATGTTCAGCAGTAATTTCTTTCATTCGTATGCACCTGTTATTTTATTTCTTATTTCATTTGATTTATTTACTTCAGTATATTCATTTGATAAATTTTCATATCCTAAACTTTTAATCACTTCAATTGAAATAACTTTTAATGGTTCTTTTACTCCTAATTTAATGTTTTTAAAATATCCATTTTCTTTTTTATAAACTACATTTTTTAAATGTATTTTGTCTTTTCCATTTTGCAAAGTTAAATTACAAAAAATTATTTCTTTACGTTCCATTTAAAATAATTGAATTTGACTTGTTGTTAAATAAGATGTATCATAATTTTTGTTTTCTCCTTTTTCATAAGGTAATATATTCCATATAAAATTATTCATAAGTATTTTTTTTTGTGTTTTACTGCCTAAAAATATAACATATCTATTTTTTTGCATCATAGGTATTATTTCTCCACCTGCATTTATAAAATTTTTATCAATAGTTAATTTTTTATCAAAATTTAAATTTTTTGATTTAAACCAATATTCTTTTATATGTCTTGTTGTATATTGTTTACCATTATAAACATATTCTTTAGGACTTCCACCTTTACCTGTATAAAAAAAGTTTAAAGCTTGGTATGTATATCCATTATGACCATTATTAGGGTCTGAATAAGAAACTATTATCATTGGTTTAGGTAACATTTTAAAAGTTTGAGATACAAACCAACTTTGTAAATTTTTTTCTAAATTATCGTTTTTTATTAATCTATTAAGTTCTATACAGTTTTCTTTATATTTTTCGCCACAACATAATTGAACATTTTCAGCAGGTGGTAAACCATAAGTACAAACACCTACTAACTCAAAATTTAAATACAAACCAAAAGAATAACTAATACTCGGCATTCTTCGTGCATAATGTTTTTTTAATAACCATTCTTTAGTTTGTTCTCTATCTATTGACTTTACAATATATTTGTTATTTTTTATTTCTAAATTATTTTCCATTATAATATTCCTCTTAATACATATTGATTTAAATCTACATCGCTATCTGCACCAAAGAAGTATTTATAATTGCTAATACCTTGTTCTAACTTTTCTTTGCCTCTTTGGTAAAATTCATCTGAACATTCAAAGATACCAATATCTAAACTACCTTTGTCAATACACACAAAAACAAATTCATCTACACCAAACATTTCACGGTATAAATAAGCCTGTAAATCGTAGCTATATTTATCTGCTGAATAACGAAATTCATTTAATCCGGTAGTAGTTTTTAAATCTACTATCATATTCTCTTTTAATATATCTGCTTTTGCTCTAAATGGTAATCCATCTATCATTGCTATTTCAGGTTCTTCAATAAGTGCTTTAGACATATAGTGTACTGCTTCATCATTCTTTAAAATTGCATCAGCTAAACGTTCAGCATCTTTTATTTCTTTAGTAGTATAAACTTGTTTGCCTTCTGCTTTTGCTTCTTTATAAATTTTATTTGCTTTAGTAGCTACATCTACTATTACAAGTTCATCAATCTTATGTGGTTCTAATATCATTGTATGAAATAGTTTGCCATCACGTAACGGCTGCGTTTCTTCTTGGCCATACTTTGTAACGTATTTATAAGTTTTAGGCGATTTAAGAACCATTTTCAATGTAGAAGATGATAATGCTTGTTTACCTAAATAACCATAGTAAAACTCATCGTTGTACATATTATCTAAAATCTCTTTTTTGTCCCAAATCTTGTTGTCTAAAGTTGTAATCATTATCTAATATTTAATTGGTTTAAGTTATCAAATGTTTCATCCATTTGCAAAGCGTTTCTAATTTCTTCGTAGTACATATCTTCAGTATTCCATAAAGATATTAAAGAATCCTTTACTTTGGTTAGTTTGTTGTAAGTAAATGAATCACTCATTGTACTTGCTAAATCAGTTAGTAACTGTAGTTCTTGTAAAATTTCTGTTTTTGTCATTGTTTTCTTGTTTTAGTTTTTTTAATAATTCTTTTGCTTCTTGCTTTAATCTATATTGTATTTCAAATATAGTTTCTCGGTTTGGTAAAGGATTTTTTGAGTAACCCATATTGTTATTCGGTTTTATAAATTTCATTGTAGTAATCTTCGCCTGTTAAAATATATGTGTAATTTGATGTACCACCGGTTTTTCTTGTTTGGTTGCCGTGAGCAGAAATTATTTGCTGCTTTTCCATTTCTAAAATGTAGTAGTAATTATTTATAAATTCTCTACCTTCTACTGAATGCACATTAAATAAATTAGGATGTTCTTTTTCTAATTTTGAAAATAATTCTTGTACTGCTGTTTTCATAGTTTTAAAATTTATTCATTATTTGATTAGCGAAAAATGGTTTTATTGAAAAAACAATACAATCATTACCTAAATCTTTACCTACAAAAGCACTCTTAGGCAACCAATGTAATTTACCATACAACTGTATTAATATTGCTTTTTCTGTTTCTTTTTCAACATCTAAAAAATAACCATTATTAGTAGCTATTGAGCCTAAATTTCCATTTGAATAAGTGTAGTGTTCTTTTTGTAAATTGATAGTTTTCATATTGTCTTTGTTTTTAAATTATAAGCAAATATAAACAAGTTATTAATACAAAATACATTTTAGTAAAACTTTAACATTTTAAATATTGTACGTTATTCTGTACAATATCACTATTTATGTTTTAAATAACAAACATAATGAAAAAAGGTAGCTAATTTCTACCCTTACTTCTTAATTCGTGTTGTACTTCCCTTATCTTATCATTTAGCTTTTCATCATTACCACCTTTTAAATAAAGTTGTTCACGTTTCTTAAGTAGCTGAGTTAATCTAAATTCTAATTCTAATGTTTCAAATACTATTACTTGTTCAGTTCTATCCATTTTGCTTGTTCTTTTCTTAAATGTTTAATTTCTCTTTCTAAATAATCTATTGCCTTTTCAAGGTCTTGTATTTCATTTTCTTTTTTCCCTGCTCTACAAATGTATTTTAAAACATTGAACCTAAAGAAATTTAAATTATAATCTAAAGCAACATCTATTAAATCGTAGCTTTTATTATTGTCGTAGTGGTTTGGTGTCATTTTTTAAATCTTTTTGAGTGAAAGGAATATAATTCCATTATTTTTTTATCTGCTTCGTATTGTGAAAATTCAGTTCTAACATTATTTTCTTCTAAATAAATTACCCTGTGTAAATCGTTTAAACTGTACTTGCTTATCCAATACTTATTATTTCCTGCCGGTACAATTACATAAGCTAAATTGTTTTGGTGGCAAATACGCATATCATTTAATTCTTGGTGTGCAGGGTAATATCTTACTTCTTGCTTTTTAGCCATTGATTCGTAAAAATTCAGCCTGTGCGTATTCAGTAAACCATTCTTTATTTTCTTTGTATTTATCAATTACTGCATTTATCATTACAAGTTCATCTATAGTAGAAGTTTGCAATTTGCCTATAATATCATCTATTGCGTTTAAAATGTTTGTTGTCATTTCTGCATCAGTTTTATAAATTGTTGCATATTCTGTACGTACAATTTCTTCTAAATCTTTATTTAAAGAATTTATTTTGTGTTTAATCTGCTGCTTGTATTGCTTTGTAAAGAATAAATTTTCATTCGATTCTAACAATAACTGCGATAGTAATACTGATTTTAGGTATTCTAATTGTATTGGATTTTCTTTCATAATTGTTCTGCTAATTTAATTTGTAAATATGTTACTTCTTTTGCTATTCTATTTGTGTTTGTAAATTGCGTAGTTGCAGGATTCAGATAATTAATTTCCCATATTGGGAATATTTTTAAAAGGTTAAACGAAAATATACCTTGCGGTGTTGAATTAATATACAAAGGAATATCTAAATGCTTTTCACATTCTTCTATCATTGCATCGTACTTTTTCTTTTCAAGTAGTAAAGTATCATAATGTGCTTTTCTACATTTAAGTTCCAATCTAAATTTAGTATCAGGTGAGTAACAATCCCATCTTGACATTTGATTTTTAGATTTAACCAAATCAGGAAATTTATTTTCCTTTAACCAATTAAATAAATCTTCTTCTTTCCAATTAAGCATCTAACTCATATTCGTTATATACTTTTCTAATTTCAGCTATTCTATCCCGCCAACAAGAACCACAATTTGAATTTTCTAATTTCTTATTAAAAATTCTAAAATAAATATCTATTAATTTGTATTGTTGATTCACGGTTAATTGGTCTTTAACTACAATAAAAAATTCAGTTAAATAGTTGTAATCTTCTTCGTTTAAACAATTTGGTTTGTGGTATGGAAATAGTTTATTTAGTACTTCTTTTCGTTTATCGCATCCGCAATCTACACCGGTTGCTTTGCTAAACTTTTCTACTACAGATTTAATACCTGTTACTTCGGTGATTTGTTCAATAGTATCACCTAATCCTTGTGCTTTTTTTCTACCTCGTGCCATAGTTTTTAATTTTAATAAATTCCGTTGTAATCGTTATTAATATAATCTTGGTAATCTTGCTGAAATTTAGTGTTTAAAATTTCTTTGTAGTTTTTAATTGAATTAAAAATTGATATTAAACTAATGTTTGTTTCTTTAGCTATATCACGCATTGACATATCAGTATCACGATAAAGTTTAAATAGCTTTTCATCGTACCAATGCCATTGTTTTATTTCTGCATCAATTAGCATACAGATATTATTATATGCTTCCTGCTCATCTAAATTAGAATCATCAAACAAAGTAAACTGTTCATCAATTGAAACTTTGTTTACTTTCATTTTCTTATTATAAAACTGAAAAAATAAACTCTTTAAAGTAAAGAATACATAACCCTTCCTAACGTTACCGGCAGCATCTAATAGTTTATCAGCATCAGCATATTTATACAAAGCTATGTACGTTTCCTGAACTATATCTTCAGCCAAATCATATTCACCAAATGTATTAATTATCTTAATCCATTCGTTATGATGTTGTGCTACTTTTTCGAGCCACTTGTTATCCATACGAAAGAAAATGAAATTACAAATAAGAGCACTTGTATAGTATGTTCTACTTCATCTTCAAAA